AAATCCCTTCTCCTATAACGTTAACGACATCCGAAGGCGAAATGTTAGTGACCTCATTCATAACTTTTATAGTAATTACACCAAATTAAGTGTAAAATATAGACGATGGCAAAAGTTAAACGTACGGGAGACTTTGAGTCTCTTGAGGTAACGGACGGTAAGGTCAAAATTCATCAAAGAGAACCTATTAAGCCAAAAGATAATTTTTATATAGATGAGCTCCCTTGGACAGAAAAACAAAAACGATTTATAGGACTATCTCTTGATAAGAATACTAGATTAATATTATGCAAAGGGCCAGCAGGAAGTTCTAAAACTTTAACTGCGGTTTATTCTGCGCTGCAATTATTGAATAACTCTAAAGTATCAGATGTTATTTACATGCGCTCTGCTGTAGAAAGCTCGGATTCTCGTTTAGGTTTTCTTCCCGGAGATGCAGATGAAAAACTTCACTACTACAACTTGCCGTTCATGGATAAGTTAGATGAATTGTTAAGTGAAGAAACTGTAAAAAAACTACAAAAAGAAAAAAGAGTATCTATTCACCCTGTAAATTTCGCTAGAGGCATGAGCTGGAATAGTAAAGCTATACTTCTTGACGAAGCTCAGAACAGTTCTTTTCGAGAGATAGTCACAGTTCTCACGAGGATAGGCAAATACTCACGTTGTTTTATTATGGCAGACCCAATGCAGACAGATTTAAAAAATGGCAACAGAGGGGGATTTGAGAAGCTTTACGGAGCTTTTAACGATGAGGATAGTAAGTCCATGGGTATTCATACTTTCGAATTCGACGAAAGTGATATCGTAAGGTCCGAACTAACTAAGTTTATAGTTACGAAAGTCAATCAAATCCCTGTTTAGACCACCCAGCTTTTTTAATTATTTTAGCCAATCTAGGAGCGTACTTTCTTACATCTTTTTCTGGAATATCCCAGAAGAAGGCGTGAGTCACTTCTTCTATTAAGACGCTCAAAGACCTGTTTTCCTTAAGAGTTGGATCTATGAGAATTTTTGGATCTTTAACTAAAGGGTTGCAACAGAGGCCATCAGCGTTATAGCTACGATGGGGTTTCCTCCATTTAATTTCATATTCCACACCTTCACAGTTGGAAAACTTTATATTTTCCATAATAATTCTTACACTTTTTTTTGTATATTTTAGAAAAACTTATAAAATATATAGTGTAAACTGTTTTATGAAAATATACTGTACTAGCTGTGGAGCAGGGGCTTCTTACTCAATGCAAAAGCCTAAATTTTGTGGAAGTTGCGGTAAGCCTTACATTGCTTCTAGTGCGAGTGCTAGTGAATCCAAAACAGTTATAGCAAAAAAAGTAAATGAAGACTACGATGAAGAAGATAACTTTGAGATTGAGATTGATGCTCTTGAGTTTGAACTTAGAACCTTTGAATCAAATGTACACAAGTTAGGAGATATAGTCGGTAGCTCTTCAGAAGATAATGTAGACGAATCTAGGGAGAGAGATGCGTCTTATTCGAAAAGAAACATAGAACAGGACTTTTTAAATGATGCTGGAAGCATAAAGAAGTCCTAGTATGCCGAGAAAAAAGAAGCTTAAGTTTGAAGATTGTATTGAGTCTATTGATACTGAAATAAGTAAAAGGAGAAGCAGATGGAACTTAACTGCTTTATCATGGATGGACTTTGATGATGTTTCTCAAATAATTAGAATACATATTTTTAAAAAATGGCATTTATACGATCAGTCTAAATCTTTAGCTCCTTGGGTAAATACTCTGATTTCAAATCAGATAAAAAATTTAATCAGAAATAATTACGGAAATTATTGTAGACCTTGTTTAAAATGTGCTGCGGCGGAATCAGATTCTTTATGTTACATTTACGGAACTCAAAGTTCTTCGTGTCCTTTATTTGCGCAATGGGAGAGAACGAAAAAAGCAGCGTATCTTACTAAATTACCTACGCCGCTAGAGACAGTTGAGCATGAAACAGAAAAGATAGAACTACAAGAATTCAATTTCGATTCGGTATTATCAAGGCTAAACGCTCAGCTCAAATCAAAATTAAAACCAAATGAGTGGATAGTCTATGAAAATTTATATTTAGAAAATAAAACAGAACAGGAAGTGGCGAAAATTTTAGGGTACAAAACTTCGGAAAAGAATAGAAGCCCGGGCTACAAACAAATAAAAAATATTAAAAAATCAATAATAGAGAAAGCAAAAGAAATTATCTCTGAAAATATTAGCATATGAAGAAGAAAGTAATAGTATTGACTAAGGAGCAGATGTCTTTAGTAGACAAGTTATACGATGTAGACGGAGTTACTGCCATCAAAGAACTAGTAGAAAAAGTTTTTCCTGATATAGAAGAAAAGTACAGAGACGGTCGAAGTGCATACGGTAAAGCTATAAAAGAATATTTGGCTTCCAGAGGAAAGAAAACTATAGCCACTTCAGACTATGTGAAAAAAGAATACGAGCTTTCTCAGGAGGAGCGAGACTTTCTTTATAACAACTGCTCCACTATGAAGATAACTGACATGTGCGAGACTTTATACGAAGAAAGAGTAGCTCCATTAGACAGAAGATATAAGGCTTGCAGCGAATTTGTTAAAGGAATAGACGGTAAAGTTGTGCTTTCTGAAATAGTTAAAGAAGTTTCCCCAAGCGATTATCTTCCTCCTAAAAATGAATCAAAAGCTATAGCTAGAATTAATAAGTATGTTCACGAAGGAATAGATAAGACGAATTTAAAAGCCTCAGATAAAAAAAATATTTCTAGACTAATTGCTTATATGCACACCTATAGGTTTTTGCATCAAATATCTAATTATACATCTCAAAATAATAGAGAGCTTTTTGAAAGTAGCTTTGTTAGATACACTCACGACAAGCCGGACTTAACCCAAGAAGAAGTTGATCAGTACATTGTGTTGTCGGCTGAAGTTGTAATAGCATCTAATATTCAAGTTAGAGTAGAGAGACTACAAGAACTTCTTGATCAGTCCGCGGAAGAAACCGAAGGTAAAAAAATGGCAATGAGCTTGGTGGAATCTATCAACACCGCTCAAACAGAATATAATCAATGTGTTAACAGGCAGACTAAACTCCTAAACGAGCTAAAAGAAAAAAGAAGTCAGAGGCTTAGTAAGCAGATAAAAGAAAACGCTTCTATTCTAAATTTAGTTGAGATGTGGAAAGATGAAGAGTCTCGTCATAAAATGATTAAACTTGCCGAAATCAGAAAGAAGGCTTTGGAAGAAGAAGTAGAGCGCTTGTCCTCCATGGATGAAATAAAATGTAGAATTATGGGCTTAACTGAGGAGGAAGTCTTGAATGGTTAAGTGTGAAGAGTGTGGTAAAGAATTTCCATCCGAAAGAAGTCTTCATGCTCATCTAAAAAGTCATAAGCTAAAAGTAAAAGATTATTACTACAAGCATTTTCCCAGAAGAGATAAATATGACAACCAATTAATTAATTTTATAAATAAAGAAAGTTACTTCTCAACCGACTTTAATAATAAAAACAATTTAAAAAAATGGATGTCTCATGTCGAGCCGTCTGAAGCAAAAGAGTATTTTAAAAATTTTCTTTCAGGTAGAAAAAAGAAGAAAGATTTAGAGTTCGCGCCTTGTCAAGTTGAGCTCAGGTCTTTAATGAGTCCTTCCGTGTCCTACTACGAAAAAGTTTTTGGGGGCTATAACGAAATATGCAATGAAGTTGGACTCGTGACTAAATATGAGACAATATCAGAGCCTCTTAGTTATTCGCCGGAAAACTATGAAGAGGAAAAAATTTACATAGATACTCGAGAACAAAATCCTTTAGAGATAGAAGATTATCCAACAGAAATAAAAGGTTTAAAATATGGAGACTATGCTCTTAGTAACAAAGACAAAACTTGCAATTGCTACATAGAAAGAAAGTCTATTCAAGATTTAGTAGGAACTTTAAGCGGAGGTTACGAAAGGTTTTGCGACGAAATAGAAAGAGCTGAAACAGAAGACGCGAATCTAATAGTTTTGGTTGAAAGCGATTACAATTCAAGTTTGAGATTTCATAAACTAAAAAGAACTTATAAAAAAATTAGAACGAACCCTCAGCATATTTTTCATAACATCAGGACTATAATACAAGAGTATCCAAACGTTCAATTTCTATTCGTCAAAGATAGAAGTGAATCTGTAAGAGTTATGAAAAGGATATTTTTTAGCAACTGCAGATATAAAGAAATAGATTTGCAGTATGCTTACGATTTAAAATTATTATGAGAGGTAAAATTGAATTAACTTACGAGCAAGCTTTACTTGTTTTATTTTTTATAATTTTAATTGCATATTTAGATTAATGTGGTACGCTCACGAAAAATACAAAAGAGATGTTAAAGACACGAATTTAGAGCTCTTAGACCTAAAAGGAGAGCTAGATTCTAAACAAGCTAAAATATCTTTAGCGAAGTTTCTTAGATCAAATCTAGGATTTACAGTAGAGTTAATATCTGGAATAAAACTAGCGCCTTTTCAAGAGGTAACTTTAAAAGGATTCTTTAATAGGAACTTTAACATGTGTGTCTGGGGGCGCGGATGCGGTAAGACTTTTATCGCATCCGTGTACTGCTTTCTCCAATGCATATTCGAACCAAATACAAAAATTCTTATAGCTGGTCCGACATTTCGTACTGCTAGATTTATATTTCAAAACTTAGAAAAAATAGTAGAGAGCAAAGGGGCAGAGTTATTAGCTCAGGCATTTGGCGCTAAGTCTAAACGCAACGATCAGTTCGAGTGGAGAATAAACGGCGGAAGCATTACAGCTATTCCTTTAAGCGGTGAAAAGATTCGTGGTTTTCGCGCAAATATTCTAGTCCTTGACGAGTACTTACTGCTACCTGAAGAAACTATTAAGACTGTCCTTATGCCGTTTTTGGTTGCGCCGCAAGATATGGCTGAAAGAATTAGAGTTAGAGAGATAGAAGATGGTTTAATCAAAAACGGAAAGATGCAAGAAAAAGATAGGATGGTGTTCGAGAATAAATCAAAAATGATAGCATTGTCCTCTGCTAGTTATAGCTTTGAAAATTTATACAAAACATACAAAGAATGGATGGGAAATATTTACTCTGATGATGTGTTAGACTCTAAGTATTTCATATCTCAAATGGGATTTGATTCTGTGCCTCCGGACATGATTGACAAAACTGTCATTGAAGAGGCTCAGTCAGGAGGCTCGTCTAACTCTTCTTTTCAGCGAGAGTATTGCGCTCAGTTCACAGACGGGAGTGATAGCTATTTTAGCGCAAAGAAGATGCATGAGTGTACGATCCCAGATGGAGAGTCTCCTCATACTTTACTTGTTGGTAATCCGGAGAAGGAGTATATACTTGGCATAGACCCCAGTTTCAGTAACAGCCCTAGCTCTGATTATTTCGCGATGTCGCTTTTAGAGCTAGATGAAGGATCGTATACCCTAGTTCATTCTTACGCTGTGGCTGGTGGAGATTTAAAAAATCATATCAAATATTTATTTTATCTTTACAAGCATTTCAATATAAAAATGATAATTATAGATAATGCTGGTTATCAGTTTATTGACAGTGCAAATGAATCAGAGTTATTTAGAGAAGCTGGTCTTGCAATAAAGTTTTTTGATTTCAATACGGAAAAGCAGGGAGTAGCATACGACAATGAACTTAAAAGAGTTAAGAGAGTTTATAGCCCTAAAGATGATATAGTTTGTTTTAAGCAAGTATTTAGTTCTGAATTTTTAAGAAATGCCAATGAGTATTTGCAGTCTTGCATAGATCATAAAAAAATATTTTTCGCGTCCAGAACCGCAGCATACGGCAGTTTCTTTTCAAAAGTTTCTTCTAGTAAAATTCCATTAAAGCTTACTCATTTTGAAGATATCGGCGAAATGATAGAGACTCAAGACGATTTAGTCTATCAAACAAAGAAGCAGTGTGCGCTAGTAGAAGTAAAATCAACTGCGAAAGGGACTCAGAGTTTTGATTTACCACAACATTTAAGAAGAAGCAACTCTGCTAACAGAGCAAGAAAAGATAACTATACAACATTAATGTTGGGAAACTGGGCCGTCAAAGCCTATAATGATATGAAAAAGCAAAAAGTCGAAGAAGTTAATACGACTTTTGTTCCAAGGATGATTGATTAAGTGTAATTTAAAGTTAAAATGGCAGTTAAAAGAAAAGCTAAGAACGAAAACTCCGTTAACGAGCCTTTAATGGCAGGTGGAGATTTTATTGAGACTGTCGCCTCTACCAGATCGCGGCGTAATAAAGCTGGGTCTATAGAACGTACAGATAGATACCGTAATATTGATGACGGGATAATTCCGTTTAGATATTCTCAGGGTATAACAAATAATTCTAGCTTAGATATAAGGGACACTATAGTCCTTTGCCAAAAAGCTTATTACAACTTCTCTGTATTCAGAAACACTATTGACTTAATGACAGAGTTTTCGATGAGTGAAATATATTTCACTGGAGGCAGTAGGAAGTCCAAAGAGTTTTTTGAAGCTCTGCTAAAAAAAGTTAACATAAATAACCTTCAGAGTAAATTTTTTAGAGAATATTACAGATCAGGAAATGTTTTCATTCACAGGTTTGACGCAAATGTTTCTCAAGCTGACGTTACTAAAATGACGCAAACGTTTGGGCTAACCTCCGAAGCTTCTTTTTCTTTGCCTGCTAGATATATTATTTTAAATCCTGCCGACATACAAATATCAGGAAATATTACTTTCGCCACAGGAGAGTTTAGGAAAATACTTTCTGATTATGAATTAGAAAGATTAAGGAACCCTAAAACCGAAGAAGATAGACAAGTCTTAGAAAGCTTAGATCCAGAAGCTGTAAAGCAGATTAAGGGCCAAGGCGGCAAGAAGCCCGGTTACAATGCCGTGTCCATTCGTTTGCCGATGGAAAAAATGACCGCTGTTTTTTATAAAAAGCAGGATTATGAGCCATTTGCTGTCCCTATGGGATATCCAGTCCTAGAGGATATAAACTGGAAGCAAGAAATGAAGAAGATGGATATGGCTCTTACTAGAACCACGAACCAAGCCATCTTGTTAGTGACGATGGGCGCTGAGCCTGAGAAAGGCGGGGTTAACCAAAAGAATCTTCTGGCAATGCAAAAGCTTTTCGAGAACGAATCAGTAGGCAGAGTCTTGATTTCTGATTATACTACAAAAGCTCAATTTGTTATACCTGACATTGCAGGGATACTTGACCCTAAAAAATATGAAGTATGTAATCACGACATACAAATGGGATTAAATAATATTCTTCTGAGCGACGAGAAGTTTGCTAACTCCAGTATAAAAGTTCAGGTATTTATGGAAAGGCTGAATGAAGGCAGAAAAGTCTTTATTAATGATTTTCTAATTCCGGAAATAAAACGACTGTCTAAAGAGATGGGCTTTAAAAACTATCCTACTCCGCACTTCGAAGATTTAGACTTAAGAGATAATTCTATTTATGCTAGAGTATATAGCAGGCTCATAGAGTTGGGCGTGCTTACTCCAGAAGAAGGTATACAAGCTATCGAGTCTGGCCGCATGCCGACAGTTGAAGAGTCTTTGGAGTCTCAGCAGAAGCTCAAAAGTTATAAAGATGATGGATTGTATGAGCCAGTCTTAGGAAATAAACCCCCCAGAGATGTACCTAATCAAAAAGCTAAGCCTGTCCCTCAACAAAAAGGAAGGCCGGAGGGCACTGGAGTTCCAAAAGAAACTGATACGAAAAATCCAATAGGCCTAAAAGCAAATAAGCAGACAAGATTTAGTTTGACAAAAATTCAAGATAACCTTGGATTAGCTGATAAATTAAATTTAGAAGTAGAGTCTGCTTTAAGGCAGCTTCACAATAGAAAGCGCCTAAATAAAACTCAAAAAGAAATTGCCCAACAGATTTCTAATATCGTAATCCATAATGAGGATCCAGAAAATTGGCTAGCTAAAGCAGGAAGATATGCAGCAGAGCCAATAGACAGAAATGAGGACAGAGTAAAAGAAATTCAATCTATAGCTTATGAGCATCAAGTAGATGATTTTCTTGCTGGTATACTTTACTGCAGTAAGTATGATGGAGAATAATGTCAAGAGTTATTTACAATGTAGAGGCGCTTTTTGTAGGCCCATCTGGTCATAACTTTTTAAGCTATATCGGAGGCAGTCCTAATAGCGATTATTCAAATCCTTTACAGACTCATAATCTAATTAAACAACTAGATAGAGTACAGAATCTATCTTATGATATTAGTATACCTCACACTCAAATAAATCAACTGAATACTAGATCAGTATTAGGTAGGCCAATTATTAATCCTCCAGAAGTAAACTTTACTTTTAGTTATTTAGTGGCGGATGTTTCAAACGAAGCTAAGCTTGGACTATATGTAAACTATCCCCAGTACGAAGAGCCTTTTAGTGGCGCGCCATTTTACGAAAGTAATACAGGCCACACTTTACTTTCTGGTTTTGTTGATGAGGAGGAGCATAAAGAATTTTATTATCAAAGTGGTAGTTACGACCCGTTCTTCCCCTCTAAAACTTATAAAGACAGAAAGAATTTTTACTTAGCCTTGCGCTCAGACCATGCTGACATTTACACGGGAGAAAAAATAGAGGACTTAACTAAGAGAGATCCGCAACAACCTTCCGATCCAAATGCAACTGGATATAATGTTGTATCTTTCGGAAGGTGTTATATGACTTCTTATTCTACAGAGGCATCTGTAGGGAGCTTTCCAAGGGCAGATCTGAGCTATGTTGGAGAAAACATAATGTTTGAAACTAGCGGGAGCGGTTTTTTATCTCCAATGATAAACCCTAAGAGCGGAAACCAATTTGAAGGTATGAATTCCGTCATACCTAAAAGAATAGAAAGGAATCCAATATCAGTAGTTCGCCCGGGAGATATAAATTTTACAGTCGACTCTTTTTCTGGACTAGGAATAGACTTTGCAAACCTTCATTTAGAATCATATGTAATATCTTTTGACATACCTAGAGAGACTGAAAGTAATTTAGGGTATAAATTTCCTATTAGCAGAAAAGTAAATTTCACTGCGCCTGTAACTATAAATATTGCAGGGACTGTGGAAAAAATGAGCTCCGGATCTTTAATAGACTTAGTTAATTTAAATCAAGACTATAACTTTACTATAACGTTGGACATGCCACAAACTTGCGATACCCCAAATACAGGGGAGCCAATTCATGCCGGAGTCACTCCTTTTGAGACAAGAGAAGATGAATTAATTAGATATTCTTTTAATAAGGCTAAATTAGACGGATTTAATTATGATACTTCAATAGGCGAAAACAAACAGTTTACAGCGAGTTTTAGTACGGAGATAGATCCAGATGATTTATCTAAAGGTTTGTTTATAAGCGGTTTTTTAGCAGATCAAAAATTAGAAGAGTTTCATCTATTGGAGACTACTGGAGCAATGGATGGAGGAACAGGAGATTTTGAAAGATTTCATTTAGAGCTAGAAGAATCAGATGGACTCTTAGTCGATAACTACATACCACTGCATTAAAAAAGTGTATAATATAGAAGGAATAAGGCATGGCCAATAAAAAAATATCTCAGCTTTCTCAGATATCCCCGGTGCCTACTGGAGGTTTAATGATAGTAGCTAACTCCGGAGTTAGCCGAAGCGCTAGCGTGAAGGATATAGCGAATGCTGTCGCTTCTACTAATACTACTTTTTCAGGACTTACAGATACCCCGGATGGAATTAGCGGCGATATGTTTGTTGTTGGTCACCCTGATGGAACAGGGCTAACCTTTTCGAAGAATCTACATTTAGGCACTGGAAACTATTTAGATAAGACGGTAGGCGGCACAATTAGTGGCGATGTAACTATGGCCACTGGAGAAAAAATTCAGTTCGCCAATTCTAACAATTTTATAAATTCGGCCGGAGATAATATAGCTATTAGAACAGATGGCTTTATTAAAATGAGGTCTGCTTCTGGCACTAATATTTATCAAATAGGAGGATCGACTGCTAAAATAAACTATTTTACTGGTTTTGCGGATGCACATAAAGTTCACGTTATAGAAACCACAACAGGCCAGTACATCTCTTCCGGTCTTAATCATGTGCTGCATTCCGACACAGACATTTCAGGAAAAATATTTCAAAGTGGCAAAGAAATAAAAACAGGTGATTTTGCATTAAGCAGTGATATTGGTGATTTTGTTTCTAATTCAGATACAGGAATTTTAGTTGGCAAAAATGAATCGGGTACTTTTGTAGGAGATCACGAGACAGGCATTTTAGTTGGCAAGAACGAGTCTGGTACATTCGTAGGAGACCATGAAACTGGCATATTTGCAGAGGCTGCAAAAACAGGAGACTTTGTTGTAGGCAGTGGAGTTCCTAATAATATTTCTGCTAAATGGACAAGCACCGGCCTTTTGACTTCTGGCATAACTATAGATAATGGAGAAGATTTTTTCCCTAATACTACTAGAGTAACAAGTTTAGGCAAAAGTTCAAATAGATGGAAAACAGTGCATTCAGAAAGAATTGTAATGAATGCAACTGGTTCTACTAGCGACGGACTGGATGCATACGCTTCTTTAAAATCTGATTTTACTGGAGCAGCTTACGCTGAGTTCCTAGCGATGAATAGCGATTCCGATACTCTTGAATTAGGAATTTCTTCAACAGGAGTACTTTCAAATAATATAGGTAGCGGAAATTATTATTTGAGAGGCGGAGGAGGAAGTGGAAAACAATTAGTCATTGGAAATAATCATGATATTTTATTTTTTGCTAATACAGGAATATCTGTTTCTGACAGCGAATCTCGTCCGGGTAGGCAGAATCCTTCAGCTTTAAAAATACACACTAGCGGATTAGTGACTTTCAGTGAAGCCTTCACTATGCCGACAGGCGACGGATCTAGTAATCAATTTTTAAAAACAGATGGAGCGGGTAACGTGACTTGGAGCAATGTCTCCGATGGAGATCTTTCTGCAACTTTTGTAGGACTCACTGATACGCCAGCTAACTTTACTTCTTCTGCGAATAAGATAGTGTCAGTAAATAGTGCTGCGAATGCTTTAGAATTTTTCGACACGGGTCATTTTATAGGAGCAAGCGAAACGGGCGATCTAGTCGGGCAGCATATGACTGGGCATTTTGCAGACAGTTTTACTGGTTTAAGAGATGTTAATACTGGTGTGGACGGTTCGCCTGCTGGCGGTTACGGAACAGCAGGTCAACTAGTAGTAGTAAACCAGCATGGAGACGGCTTAATTTATTCTGGATACGCTGCGATAGAAGCTGCTGGTGGCGGCTCTCCAACTTCATTTACAGATTTGGATGATGTTGATAACAATTATGCTGGAGATGCAGGTAAAGTAGTTGTGGTTAACTCCTCTGCAAATGGATTAGAATTTTTTAACACGGGAGATTTTGTAGGAGCTGCTGAAACGGGAGAGTTTGTAGACATTCACAAGTCGGGCAATTTGTTAGTTGGCGTGAACATGACTGGAAATCTTGTTGATCAAGATATGACAGGAATACTAGTTCACACAGGCGATACAGGAAATTTTGTTCTCAGATCTCAAACTGGAATTTTTGTTGATGAATCGACTACGGGTGTTCTAGTTGGCGTAAATGCAACTGGAGATTTTATAGATATTCGCATGACAGGCCAATTTGTAGGCACGGGAATATCTGGGCAGTTTGTTGGAGATCATGAAACTGGGATATTTGTAGATATTCACACTAGCGGAACTTTCGTAGGTGATCACGAAACAGGCAACTTCTTGACAGAGCTAAGCGAAAGCGGAACTTATGGAACGCAATTTGATATAACTGCAGCTGGAGGCAAATTCTACCTCAGCGAAATAACTGCGGGTAGTCATATAACTACGAGTCAAGTCCAACAGCCGACAATCAATCTTCATAGAGGTCATACTTACAAATTCAGAAGTAGTACCTCTGCAGCCAGTCACCCGTTTATTATCGTAACTCAAGGTGTTGGTGGGGCATATACGTACGAGTATACAAGCGGCGTAACAAATTCAAGAGCAGCTGGAGAAGGAGAGAATCTCTACTTTAAGGTACCTCAGAATGCTCCAGAAAGATTGTACTATGCATGTGGCGCTCATTCTAACATGGGCAGCACTATAAAAATTTGGGACAACACAGGTTCTTTAGTAGGGACTGGCATGACTGGAAGCTTGGTCGATAATACTATGACCGGCTTTGTTATAGGCAACCATGACACAGGCGCTTTTTATCCAAGATTAGGTGGAGATATAAGCGGTGATGTCAGCGTTTTAGGATCCTCTGGCTTGTATGTTTCTGGAGACATTCAGATACAAAGTGGAGTATCTTATCACTCTGTAGTTGCGACTGGCAATGGAGAAAAGATAGACTGGTCTAGTGGTAATATACAATTTCAAGATAATAGTTCAGCTGTCTCCAGTTTTGATTTCTTAAACGCTAAAGACGGACAAACTCTCACTTTATATGTAAAAAATACAACTGCTTCTGATCAGTCAGTGAACTTTGTCTCTGGTACACCAAATGCAGTTATGATGCCAGCTGATGCAGATGGTAGTAACACTGCTCCAAAAATAACAGCTCATAGAACTAACGTATATACTTTTGTAAGAATCCATACGGGTATATTTACTAGTTACGTAACTGGATATGACTACAGATAATGCAACCTTTTCCTACAGCATTTTGGAAGAAAACCGCAGAATCTACTTTAGAAGAAACTGAATGTTTTTCTGCTGTAAACTCAGAAGCAGCTGGAATAGATCCAAGTGGTGACGCACTTTATATTTTACAAGATTCTTTAGTTAACTCAAATAATACACAAAATGCAATATCGCTTGGTGATCTTGCGGTAGGTCTACATAAAGACTTCAAAGAATCAGAACTGCTGACCTCAGACGGGTTTCCGATGGTTCATGCAAAAAGGGATGAAGGGTTCAAGGCAGCAAATCTTAATTATAGAGGTAATTTTAATGATGACATTGATAATTTTACAGGCTGGAGTAATTTTGTCGAAGAGGCAGGTTTAGGAGCAGGCTCCGGAAGTGAAAAAGAGTTAGCTAATTTCGTCTTAAGAAATTATCTTAATATTTGGAGAAGCAATTCTGCCCATAAAACAAATCCAGTTACCACGGCTATTTCAGAAGATTGCAAAACAGCTACAGTAAAATGTTATTTCCAAAAAGATGCGTCACAGAAACTTATTGAGCTGGGTGATGATTTGCATCTATTAAGCCCAGCTGATCAAGCACTGGCTCAGGAAGTGGATTGGTGGAGCGCTTTTAGTCCGGAAATTAAGGACTTTGTTGAAAATAGAGGATTTAATGGATTTAATGGAGGCGCTGATGGACAAGATGAACCCGATCTTATCCATTACTTCTATCGACAAAGAGCTAAAGTCTCAATAAGATTCAAAGCCGACAATTTAACTATAAAAATTAAAGGGCTAGGAACTGATCATCAAAGATTTGGCAGAGATCAAAACGGCAATTATCCAGATGGAGTCAATGACAATGGGCCAAATATGGCTGATTTAGCTTTTAAGGCTTTTCAAGCAAAGAAAGAATTTAATAGAACTGTACTAGACTCAGGAATTGGAGATTTGCAATCTTGCGAAATATTTTTAAATCAAGATAAACAGATAAAATGCATAGCTCCAATGTTGGGATATTGGAGAGATGGGCTTGACAGTCCTTATTTAGATTATAATAATATATTCAAAGGGCCGGTTAGAATATTTGATTATGTTGATGGCGCTTACTCTGACCAAGGATCAAATAAACCTGTTTATGATGATAACGGAAATTATTTAAGTGGCAATCCAATACACGGTTTTGGATACATTTCTAGTGATAAATATAGTGCTGGTTATCCTGATGGTGAATCTGTTTATAGCCCCTATGGCGATGATTATATAAAAAGCTATGCAGGATTTTATAATAGAGGCTTAGACATGACGTTAGACTCCCCAGATTATAATAGTCCTTACCAATACACAAAGACTTTTAGCGGCCTAAGTGGCAATCAAACTGTTGACATAATGTTTGATTCAGTGACAGAACTTTTTAATGGCGGCGCATATTACGAAATAGAACTTAGTTATACTTAAGATGTCATACATAAGATACGCAGGAGATAGATTCGCAGGCCCAACTGGCAATCCAACTGGTTTTCCGCTGGATGTAGCAGATGGAGCAGTCTTATTTACTTCTGGCGAAAATGCTACAGATAATGCTTTATATATCAAGGTAACAGGTTCTTGGCAGCAAGTTGTTCAGACTGGCGTGGTTTTAGAGACCATGACTGGGAGCTTAATTGATAACCATCAAGCTCAAAATATATCTGGCTCGAAAGTCTTTTTTGACGCTACTACTTTTAATGATCTAGTAACTATAAATAATCTAACCGTTACTGGCACTCAGACTATTTTAAATACGGTAGATTCTAGTATTAAGGACAATTTAATTGTTTTAAATAGTGGCGAGTCTTCAGCAGGTATTACTTTGCAATCTGGTGGCATATTGATAGAAAGAGGTAGTCTCGAGGACGCTTCTTTTCTATTTAATGAGACTCTAACTGGGGTAGGTTACACAGGTGCTTTTGATTTCAATTTTGAGGCTCATGTTACCGGAGACAGATTAGTAAAATCTAGTGAGACCGGAATATTTCAAACAGTTATAAATTCAGTCCATGAGACAGGAAAAACTACTGATTCGTCAACTAGCTCTTTTTTATTAACTGGGGTAAGTTCTATTTTTAATATTGACGGAGTGGTTTCTGGTGAATCTGCTGGGATACAAAGACAACAAATTCAATGCTATGTGGGAGGTGTTTTACAAATGCCTTTTAATTATAGCTTGTCTAATGCTTTAGCGGGAACTGGCAATCCGACTCTAACTTTTAGTGAAGATTTGTTCTCTGGAGTTAATGTAGATTTTCTTTATTCAGCTTCAGTTAGAGTGACAGATTAGCAAAAAACTGTGTAATAGATTTCGGTATGAAAGCACTTTCAGGCAAAAAAACTTATTTCACCGCTGGTGCAGCGGTTTTAACGGCTCTCGGCGCATATTTCGCTGGAGAGGTAGATCTTCAGACAACTATATCTGCCCTTTTCGCATCGTTAATGGCTATTTTCCTTAGAAAAGGAATTACTTCCGAGGCTAAAAAGTCCGCGACTCCAGAAGAAGAAAAGTCAGCAGAGTAATGTCTTGGCTCAAGTCTATCTTAGGTATACTTGCCTCTCTGTTCAAAGTAATAGATAAAAAAACTTTGTCATACGAGGAAAAAGTAGATAAGATAAATAGAGACAAGAAGGAACAGATAAAAGATGATTGGAAAGATACTCAAAACGAAATTGATCGTGCCTTTCGCGCTGCTAAGTCTCGCAACAGGATGCAAGACAGCAAAAGCGAATAGTAATATTTCCATCCCTCAAGTTCCCCAAGATATTGTCCAGAGGTTGATGACTCACCCTCAAATTGATAAAGCTTGGGAACATGTTCCAGAATTTACTCGTGATGCATTAAAAACAATTTCAGATCAATCCGCAGAGATTGAGCTTCTGAAAACTAAATAAATTATGAAAAAACTATTAGTATTCATGATCGCATTGGTGGTCTTCT